ATTTTGTCTTTAGGTCTTTCGTAAACCTTTACTGTATCACCTTTACGTTTGTAAGTGTGAAGTTGAAAAGTTGAATTACAGTTGTGACAAGTACCGAGACCCCGTTCCCAATCATATGAAGCACATTTTGCTTTTTGGTTTTTGGGTTTTCTAGTGTGCGAGCAAAGAGGACATATACCCTGCTTTTTCCCTTCTTCTAGCTTGTGTTGATTGAACTGGTCAATAACAAATCCATTGATCTCTGTTGTCTGCATTTAATTTAATTTAAAATGGTAAATCATCTACTGGTGCTGCCGCAGCAGCTGGTTGCGCAGGTGCAGGCCCACCACTTTTTGGTGCAGCAGCTACGTTTTCTCCATTTGTCCATACTACTTTTACATTACCTAAATAAACTTTTTCTGCTTTAGCAGCTCTTTCATCTTGTGATTGTTGAACTACAACAGGACCATTGTTACCAAATTGATCAAGCTCATCATTTAATGTAATTGTAATAGGTAAGTATTTACCTTTTTTACCATCGATAATTTTATCTTTCGGTATTTTAGTAAGGTCAATACTAGTTGCTATTATACTTGCCATTATACGTATGCGTTAAGTTGACTAAACATTCTTTGTAATTGATCTTTTGTAGCTCCAGTGCTACGTCTTAAATTATCTACAGCTTTCACATGGTTTTGGTTAGCGTAGAAATTATCTGTGCTAGTCTCCATACCTGTTACAGTACATACTTTGGTTTTTGTTTTTCTGGTTCTTGCCATAATTTAAAGTGTTTGATTAATAAAAAATTGTTGAGGATCAAAATCCTCTGATTTAAAAAATAGTCGGTATTGTTCTGCAGCTCTTTTTACTTTATCTTGACCACGTTCGTAAAACTGTGGAGAGCAATCGAATATACCTATTTGATGTGTGTTTTTGTCTATTGCTATAAAAACAAACTCATAGCCAAATAACTTACTATATATATAAGCTTGTGAGTCGTAATTATATTTAGACGCAGACCACTTGAATTTATTAAGATCAGCTGTAGTTTTTAAATCAATAATAAGTTTTTCATCATGATTAACTATATCAGCTTTTCCTTTCCACATCTCGCCTTCAAGTTCTGCAATGCCTGGTTTTTCATATTCTATATTTATACCGCGAATAAGATCTTTACATACATTATTTGCTAATACTTTATCTGTCATTAGCTCTATAACGTCTACCTCACTCTGTAATAAACATAGTTCACCGCCAGACATCTCTTTATACGCTTTTGTATTTCTACTGCTTGACTCTATTACTTTAAACTTTTTAAGTTTATTAGGTTCAAGTATAGCTGTATGAAAATAACCGCCTACTAAAAAAGCTGGTGATGGCTTTGATGGTTGGCCAAGCGCTAAAGGATTTGTTAACAACGTAGAGATATCAGAATTACTAAGATACTTTTTACCAAAGTCTCCGTAGTAATGATCATCTATTTCTAACTTTTTTAACACATCTTGTTTATTCATTTATAGCGTTGTTAATTCTGCCTCGATTTCTTTAGACAAGGCATATTTAGCTTTTATAGCATCAACTTTACCACCTGCTTTAATATAATCCTTTGCTTTAGCAAATGCTGGATCTGATTTAGATGTTAAAGTGTTTTTTGCTTTCGGTGCTTTACCGTGATTATTAGTAGCATCACTATCAGCTGTATCATCGATTAAAAATAAATTTCCAAGCGCGTACTTTTTGCCATATGATGAAGCGCTACCAAACTGTTGAGGTACTTGCATACCTTTCTGATTAAGGTCAACACCGACAATAGCTTTAGCGTGTATAGCACTTTCGCCATCGCTTATTGTAGCGACAGACTCTATTACAGGCATATTGTCAAATAGTAATTGAACTTCTTCATTAATTGTTACTGTTACTCCTAGTTCTAATAAATAGGGTTTTGTTGCTTCGAGAATGTCTTCGGCTGATCTGAAGTAGTATTTGCCGAATGAGTTAAATCTAGATTTTTTAGATTTAAACTTTGTCTGGATCGTTGCCAGTTTTTCATTTAAGGTCATAAGGTTTTATGGTTTTAGTTATTAATATAATCACACATTTTATTTTGTTTTTACATATGTAACTTACAGATAATCAATCACTTGCGAGTGATCTACGTTGTCTATAAGTTTTTGTATTGCTTCTTTTTTTATTTCAGAAACACGCACATGAGCTGAGTTGCCTTTTAGTCCTATCATCTCTGCTATTAACTTAGCTTTCATGCGGTCTGCGTTAATACCGTAGCTATATTTTAATACAGCATATTCTCTTGGGTGTAAGTACTTTTCCATTAAACTTAATATGTAAGCACTTAATAATTCTTTGTTATAGTCTTCTGTTTTATCTTCTATTATTTCAGCATAAGTTGTAGTGCCTTTCATGCCTTCAACTTTTATTTCTTCATCAATACTAGAAAATATAGTACTAAAAAACATTTCTATCATTTTTTTGTCTTTACCATTGTCTTTACGTATTTGATTTAACTTATGTTCTGGTATACGTATGTTTCCCCTATTATTGTCTATAGCACGTCTAATTGATCCTTTTATACGTTTTGAAAAGAACGACTTTAATGTTTTTTCAATGTCTTCAGAATCAACTAATAAGTCCCAGTCAAGTTTGTCTACAGCTTGTGTTAGGCCTATATTACCCTCTTGTATTAAATCATTAATACTCATAACGCCTGATGCTTGTTGTGATGTAGAAAATTTACGCGCTATATTTTCTACAAGCGGCATAAACTTTATAATCATTTCATCTCGCGTATAATAGTCGTAAAACTTTTCAGCGGGCATAGATTTTTTAAGATCTTCTTTGTATCTTATATAATTCTGTATATTATACTTCTTCATATTCTTCTATTGTTTGGTATGCTTTAGCCATCATATCATCATTAGCGTAATATATGTTACCAATATACACCATCCACTCATTAAAGCTTTGTTTCATAATTCTTGGTTTAATAATTCTTTTTCTTGTTTAAGTTCGCTGCCTATAGTTCTGTATATAGTTCTAGCAGAACAGTTAAGTAAACTAGCTATTTTTGCTACAGTAATTTTTTTACCTATATCATTTAAGTCTAACATGCATTGATAAATAGCTTCTTCGTCTATACGTTTTGATCTACCTATAAGTTGACCTACAATACTCATTTTTTCTTGTGGTGTTAAACCTTTAAAATCTTTAAATATTATCTTACGTTTTTTGTTAATAGGTGGTTCACCACCGTTATTAAAAACATCTTCAATCATGTCTTCTAGCTTTTTTTCACTAATAAAAAATGTAACAAAACCATTTTCTTTATTTGCTATAAACTTAAATATATAAGTCATACTAGAAGGAGATAACCAGTCTTCATTTAAATAAAACAAAACATAAAAATGCCATTTTAAAGATTTATATGTAGTAATTTTAGCTTTGCTTCTAAACAAATGATAACACTCATGAGTACCATTTTCATAATACTTATAGTAGTTTGTTTCAATGGTAGGAACGTCATTTACAGGATCTCTTCTGTAAACAACATGCCTATCATTTAACCATTTTATGTTTCTGTCTTGTGACATTAGCCTATTACTTATATATATTAAAGGGCTGTTGTCACAGTCCTTTTATTATTCTTATTTTTAGGTTTTTTATATTGCTTTACTTTATTTCCAATGCCAAAGGCATTTGTGTTTATTAAATGCTTATACGTCTTTATTCTACTCATAATTCATCTAATTTGTTCTTTAATTTATCTATTTTATTTTTAATTATAGCAGCTTTTTCATATTGTTCTTTGTCTTCGTATGATGACAATAGAGTCATAAGTCTAGCTATTTCTGCTAGCAATAACTCTTCTTGTGTTACGTGTCTTGCATGACCCATATTATCGCTCATAGTTTGTTGTAAGTCTACGTGAAACTGCTCGTCATACTCTTGCTGTTTAGCTATTAGTTTGTCAACAACTAAGTTAGCTAGTTTTTCCATTTCTTGTTCTGTCATTATGCTTCAACTTTTTCAGGCCACTTGTAACCTTGTTCAATAAGTTCATCTGTAATTTCTTCTTGTTTGTCTTCGTATAAATCTTGATACGCATACATAATAGCATCTTGTACATAATTAGCTTCTAAATCATCTACATATATAAGCTCACAGTGATCAACCATAGCTTCTTGAAGCTTATCAGATAAGTCACTTTCATAGTAATGTACGTCTTCACCGATACATATATTGCTACCATCTCCAAAAGTAGCAACCCATACTTCATAGCCATCAGCTGTACATTCTGCAAATATAGAATAATCAGGGCTTCTACTGTAAGAGTCTGTTAGTTCAAACTGATACTCATCTTGTAATATTTCAAGCATTACATCTTGATCAGGATCTTCTGGGTATTCGTATTTTTCTTTTAGTTTTTGTTCTATTAGTTCTTCTGTTAGTATTTTATTCATCTGTTTCTATTAATTTAGCAATATATTGCCAGGTTTTTAATTCATTTTCGTTAGAGTTTAAGCAGCGTTGTAGAAGTTCAACTGATAATCTACCATCACCACCTGCTTTAATATCTCTTTTGTATGTTCTGTTTTCTAATTCTATAAAGCTAATTTTAGCAAAAGCTTTATGTCTAGCTCGTTCTTTAATTTCTTTATTCATAGTCTTTAGATATTAAAATATTATCGCCATATTTAAAATCCCACGCTGATACTTTAATAAGTTCAATGTCAGAAAATGTATATAACGAGCTAATGTCACTAATTTTTAGATTAGAGTAAAATGTTTCGTTGCAAAGTAATTCAATAATATCTGTAACAGTTGTTTCATAGTTAACCATGTTTGATATTAAAGCTTCTTTGATCTCAGGTTTTAGTCTTTCGTAAAGTGTAAGTCTTGCCATAATTATTATTTTATTATATTATCTATTACTATTCGTATTTAATTTGTGTAAGGGTTTTTAGGTACTTGTAAATCTTTTAGTTTATACTCGCCAGAGTCTATTTTAGCTCTAGTTTCCGCAGTATTTTCACCTAAAAACTGATTTCTGTATCTACTTGTTGTGCGAGAGTAGTCCCAATAGTAATCATCTAGTGTAACTTTACCGTCATTAGATATAAAAGCTATGACGCTATTATAACTTTGAAAATAAGTACCGTTAGAAGCATAGATAATAAACTGATTAGCCACTGGTCTTCCAGATCTTTCGCTTGTCATTTGTTTTACTTTTGCTGATGTTCTCATTTATATTTAATTTAAAATTAGTGGACGTGGCAGGAATCGAACCTGCGTTAAACATAATACACTTCCGTACGCTCGCTTATATCCGTCGATAGTCGGCACCACATATGTTTCTTACCATATCACGCCCATAAAGCAGTAATAAGATGCACGTCATTTACCGGTGTGTACCCTGACTTATACTTACTACTGCTTATAGATACAGTTATCTTTGCTTTCGCAGTCGGACTTCCACCGTGCATGCAGTTAATTACTCTGCAATCCGTGATACTGTACCTGTTTTATACCCAGACATTTCCTAACCGCTCTCCGGTTGGATTCGACACCATGGGATTCCCTGGTTGTCTACTGTTACCAGCATGCAGGTTTGTTATTTATTCGCTGGGTATTGCTAGCTATTCACTTATGTGTCTCGCGGAGTTCATAACGATCCCTCACCCGTCCGACCTAATTAAGCTACTCGTCTAGCTATTTACGTCGCCAAGCTCTGTGCACTGATGCGCTTACTTCTTGGCTGACAATTTGTATTGTATTACCTGTTTTGTGTTCTATGATTGGTACGTAGCTATAAGTTTTAGTTGTAGAACACTTTACACATGTCTTATAGCCTAAATTTAATCTCACTGGGTGTACTTCATCTCCACATTTACAATACATAGTTATTTATTTTATTTGTTACATATATATTATCTACGAGTAATCGTATTTAATTTGTGTCATCGTACAAATACTCGATAGCACGCTTCATAACGGCGCTGTGTATAGCATTATACTCGTCGCCATTTACTGGAAAGTCAGCTATTTGCCACTCAACAGTGTCGTATATTATTTCTTTTATATGATCAGCAACACCTTGTGCCACATGATCTATTTTTTTAGTTACACTCATATTTTTTTATTTTAGCCAACCAAGAAGATCTAATCCTTCATGATATTCTTCAAAAGTTATCTCGTTATTGTTATATTGTTCTTGTAATTTATTTAGTTCAATCATAGTCTAGTATTTCATGTAATTCAGCAAATGTCATTTCATCTATTTGTTCTTTTGTATAACTCTCAAACGCTGGGTGGTTATACAATCTTTCCCAAGGATTCATATTATTTTGCATAGTTTTTAAGGTAATAGTTTAACATATAGTTTAATCTAGTTAATGGCGAGTATATAAGAGCTCTTGCATTACATACAGTGTCTGATATATATATTTCACCATTTTCTCTTTGCCAAACCCACTTTTGATTCTGTTTGTACTGTGGATTTAGTTGATAAGGTTTGTATGCACCGTTTTGCTTACGTACATAGCCTGATTTAAACACAGCGATTCTTAATCGAGGTAAATCATTTAAGTTATAGTTTTTACTTTTAAACCACTTAAGTCTTTGTTTTGTGTAGCAAGGTACAGGAAACTCAAACTCACGAGTTTCATTTTTAGCTTGACGCTGAGTTGTTACTTCTTTAATTCCATATTTAGAAAGCATATTAAAAACGAAGTCTGCTTCTAAGTATTTTTGTTGTAGTTGATAATTTGTCATAGTGTTTATTTTAAGTTATAATATTTCCACATACGGTTGTGAGTGAACTTTCTAGCTTTTGAAAAAGTAGATTTTTGACGAGTTTGTATTCTATTATACTCCTTGTCTGTAAGTCCACTGCACTGACCGTCATGTGAGTGCTTGCGTCTATGCTCCGCAGCACGTAGTTTTTTCTGTTGTAAAGAGTAATTGCATAGCTCTTTCATATTAGTTACTACCATGGAAGTAATGTTTTTTCTACATAAGTTAAACCTTTGTAGTTAAACCACTCTGATTTACCTTCTTTGTCTGTATCTTCATCATAAATAAAACCGAAGGATTTTGGTAGTTCGCCTATTGTATAACCTTTATAAGTTGTATTGCCAAGGCGTATTTGATTGTTTGGTAAGAATTTAATTGTTTGCATAGTTTTTTTTATTATATTATCTGTAGTATTTCGTATTTAATTTGTTAAAGTATATGTTATCAGAGCGAAATGCTAATTTATATTCGTTTACTAATCTTATAGCTTCACGTCTAGTTTCCGCTGTATCTATTTCTTCGTCACCATGAAAGGTGTTCCTATATATTATTCTATATTTCATTATTTTCATAGTTAATCGCCTTTATAATTTAATTCTTTGTAAAATTGCGCTGCCGCTTTAGTACTTAGTTTATATTTTCGCTCGTATTTTACTCTATTATCTACGTAATCCGCTATTTTTTGCTTCATTTCATCTTCTGTATTTGTAGAAAATGACATGATGTGATACGGGTAGAAGTTGAAGTACTTACAAGTAAACCATTGATTAAACTTGTTATCTTTTACCTCATAAGGTATATTCATAAATTCTCTTTTATTATTCATTGCATAGTTTTTTAAAATTAGAGTAATAAGTTAATATTGTTTCTTGTTGATGTGAAGTACACGTAGTGAATCCAAACTCACCAAATACTTCTTGTGCTATTTTATCTAGTTTTTGCATAGTTATTTATTTAATGTTATAGTATTATAATAGTCACTCCAAACTTGGTTTCTTTGTTCATCAGTGAAACCTATTAGATTTTCCACTGGTCTTTGAACTATTTCAGAAGCTATTGCTTTAATTATTTCGTGTTTAAGTGCTTGAGCGTTTACTTCAGCAAATGCTTGTTTCCAAGTTTTGTGATATTTATTATAGTACATAGTATTTATTTTTATTAGTTATTATTTTATTATATTATCTTACTTTTGTTGTATTTAATTTGTGTTTACCCATATATTCCAAAGCTACTTGGAACATCACCTGATATTACTGACATTAGTATCATTAGTGAACCTGATAAGATTAGTGTTACTGCAGAGTAAACTGCTACGTTAGATAGTACATTAATTACTTTATTATGATGAAATTTTCTCATTTTATTTAGTTTTTAAAGGTGATTATTTGTTTAAGTGTTTAAAAGAGCAGCAGAGTATTATACTACTGCTCTTAGTTTATAAGTGATTAAAGTATTACTTTGTCACGTAGAATTACTGGAATTGAAGTGCTACTTGTATAGCTTTTGTATTTTTCAAAGCAAGGCATAGTATTTAGTTTGCTTTGCATGATGTTGTAAGCGAGGTCATGATTATACTTTGCTTTTTTGCCATTTTTGAAAGTTACTTCAATGATTTGATTTTTGCCAATTAGTGATTTGCGAATTACGAAGCGTTTTGATTTTAAAGTTTGCATAGTTATTTGTTTTAAGTTATTATTATTAAGTTATTATTTACATTTATATTATCTAATAGTGTTAGTATTTAAATTGTGTTTTTTTAAATTGCTTTAAAAGTTATATTATTTTTAGTTAGTAATTTAGTTATATTAATATTTGAAGGATTATTAATTATAAATAGTTTATTAGAAATAAATTTAATATTAATATAGTTATTTGTTAGTAAATTTGTAGTAAGTTTGATTTGATATTTATTTATAAGTAGCATAGTTAATTTTATTATATTATCTATGTGCAGTCGTATTAAAGTTGTGCTATACATCATCTGGGGCCTACGGGGCTAGCCGGGGGGCCAAAACCTAAAAATATGGCCCAGGGGGGCCTTAACAGGGGGGCCCATGGGGCTAAAAAAGGCGTTTTCGTAACTGGCTGGTAGTCAACGAGTTAGGGTATAGAGCAAACACTCACAATTAGCAACAACTTTTTAATTAAAAAATGTGACATAAGCCTTTTAAGGTATATAAGTAATACCCTATTGTCACACTAATAAAAAATTAAGTAAAAAATAATACCTTAAAACTGTAAATAACCGTGTAATTAGTACAAATGTAATTAAAACAGTAAAAAATGCCGCAAAAATTATCAAAAAGAGCGCTTGCAGCTAAACGCAAGAGAGATCTAGCAGCTGCAAATAGCCCTCGACGTAAGAAAATGCGTGCAGAAAACCAAAGAAAGCGCAGAAAAGCTATAAAAGCTGGTAAAAACATAGAAGGTAAAGACTACGACCACACAAAAAAGCGTTTTGTTTCGATGAAAGCGAACAGAAGCGGCCACGGTAGAGGCACTAGAATAAATAATTGTAAATAAAATATAAATGGCTAGACTAGGTTCGTATATTAACGATACTACAATACAAGACAATGACTCCTTTATTGGAAGCTCGACGCCGGGGAGAAGAACTCGTAATTTTTTAGCCAGTGATGTTGCAAAGTATTTAACAGAAAAAGGTAAAATATCGATATCAGCTCAAATGACGTATAAATTTGAGTCTGACAGCAGTGAAGCAGGTGCTGGTAATTTTTACGGTGTAGCAAGCGGTACAGCTTATTCAGCTGTGACAAGCCTTCAAATACATAGTTCAGATACTAGCGGTCAGGTTGTAACTAGTTTTTTAGAATATCTAGTAGGCTCTGATATATTAATATCTGAACAAAATCAAATATCAAGCTTTGGTCATTATAAAATAACATCTTACGCAGTTGATACTGCTAGTTTTTATACACTACAGTTAAGTTACATAGGAGGTAACGGTACATTAACTGATCAAAAACATTATGATGTAGCAAATTTTGTTTTAGACGCAACGAGCGATAAACATTTTGCACACACACAAAATTCTGCATCGGCCACATGGTCTATAGCACATAATTTAGAAAAATTTCCGTCTGTAACAGTAGTTTTATCATCAGGTAAAAAAGGTTATGGCGACGTAAACTACACAGATAAAAACAACTTAACAATAACATTTGCTGGAGCTGAATCCGGTAAAGCATACATGAACTAACTATGGCAATACAATTTTTAAACCATCTTGACATTGATGATAATGAGTTGAGAAACGCAAAACTGCATATAAGCAGTAGTAATCCAACTTCAGAAGCTGGTCAAATTTACTACAACAGCTCATCAAATGTTGTAAGATATTATAACGGTAGTGAGTGGGTTTCACTAGACTCTTCTGGTAACGCATTTACTACAATAGCTGTATCTGGTCAATCTAACGTAGTAGCAGATAGTGCTACTGATACGTTAACTTTTGCAGCTGGATCTAACGTTACAATAACAACTACAGCAGGAACTGACACTGTAACTATAGCGTCTACAGATACAAACACTCAATTAAGCACTGAAGAAGTTCAAGATATTGCTGGTCCATTAGTAGCTTCTGGTGGTACTAAAACAGGTATAACAATTACATATCAAGATTCAACTAATGATATGGATTTTGTTGTTTCTGATTTAACAGTGGCTGGTGATAGTGGTTCTACGGGTATGACTCCAGGTGATACATTGACAATAGCAGGCGGTACAAATGTTACTACAGCAATGTCAGGTGATACTTTAACAATTACAGCTACTGATACAAACACTCAGCTTAGTACAGAGCAAGTTCAAGATATTGTTGGAGCAATGTTTAGTGGTAATACTGAAACAAGAATAAGCGCTACATATCAAGATGGTGATGGAACAATTGATTTAGTTGTTGATGATATGACTGCTAATGATAATGACGATGTGTCCGTAGCAAACTTAAAAACTAGATTAGCTGGTGGTTTTGCATCTAACGCAGTACAAATTGGTGATAGTGATGATGTTGTTACAATTGGTAATGATTTAATTGTAACGGGTGATTTAACTGTATCTGGTGATACTATAACAGCAAACGTAGGCACGTTAAATGTTGAAGATAAAAACATAACGTTAAATCAAGGATCTGGAGATACTAGCTCAACTGCAGACGGAGCTGGTATTACAATACAAGATGCTGTTGATGCTTCTAACGATGCTACTTTACTTTGGAATGCTACAAGTGATAAGTTTGTTTTTTCACATTTAATAGAAGCACCAGGAACATCTATATTTACTAACCTTGATATATCAGGTAATGTAGATGTAGACGGAACTCTTGAAGCTGATGCTATAACAATAAATGGCAGTGCAACTGGAGCTTTAGCATTATTAAACACTGTAGCTGCGGGGCAAATAGATAGTAATGCTGTTACTACTGCAAAAATTAATGCTGACGCTGTAACAGGCGCTAAAATAGCTGATGACGCTATTGACTCTGAACATTATACTGACGGCTCTATAGATACAGCGCATATAGGTGATGATCAAGTAACATATGCTAAAATACAAAATGTATCTGCTACAAATAGAATATTAGGTAGAGATTCATCAGGAGCAGGTGTTATAGAAGAAATTACACCAGCTAATGTTAGAACTATGATTAACGTAGCTGATGGTGCTACTGCTGATTCTGCTGCAAGTGCTGCAGAAGTTCAAACAGGTACTAATACAGCTAAGTTTGTAACACCTGATACCTTAGCTTCTAGATTTGTACATGCAACTATAGATGTATCTGATAGTAACTTTACTAGTAATTTATATGCAGAGATAACACATTCTCTTGGAACAGAAGACGTAATTGTACAGTTGTTTGATTCAAGTACTAAAGAAACAGTTTTTGCAGACGTTGCTAGAACAGATAAATCAGGTACTGCTTCTACTAGTAAAGTAAAAATAAGTTTTGGCGCTGCTCCTAGCAATGATATTGAAGTTATAATTACTTCCGCTAAGGGATCAACTGCTGGATCTGTAGCTTACGCTTAATATTTAAATAATAATCTAATTTATGTCAATAAAATTTTTAAGTAAAGTAAACTCTGAAGATGATATAAAAGCATCTTTTGGCGACAGTGATGATTTACAGATATATCACGATGGATCAAAGTCTGTTGTTGAAAATTCTACTGGCGATTTAGAAATTATACAAAACGCAGACGACGCTGATATTGTAATTAAATGCGACAACGATAGCGGCGGAATAACTCAATACATGAGGTTTGATGGTGGCAGTCCAGCTATTGTTATTAGCAAAAACTTACGAGCCATTGATGATGTAAGAATAGATGTTGGAGGTGCAACAGATGGTAGATTTTTTCATGACGGTACAAATACACATTTAAGGACTATTACAGGTGATTTAGTTATTTCCAACACCAATGATGATGGTGATATTACATTTAAAACAGATGACGGTTCTGGAGGAACAACTAATTACTTAGTATTAAACGGCGATAACACTCATGCGTATTTTTCAAACCCGGGAAACGTAGGTATTGGAACAACTAGTCCTGGTGCTACGTTAGAGATAAGTTCTACAGATAATGTAGGCGCAATTATAAATTCTACTAACACCTTTACTTTTCTAGACCTTGAAAATGATGGTACAAATAGAGTTCAAATTGGCAATGCATCAGATGGAGACTTTATAATTAGAACAAGTGACGCTGAACGAATGCGCGTTACCTCATCAGGCAACGTTGGTGTTAATACCGCTAGTCCTAGCGAAAAACTAGATGTAAACGGTACTGTAAATTTAACAAACCTTAAAATAGCAACAGCGCAAGGATCAGACGGTCAAGTACTAACATCAACTGGCTCTGGTATTGCCTGGGAAGATGTTTCTGGTGGTTTACCTACAAGTGGCGGAACAATGACTGGTGATGTACGTTTTAATGATAATGTTTATGCTAGATTTGGAACTACTGGAACTGGAGATTTAATAATAGGTCATACAGACTTTGGATCACCATATAGTACAATATTAGAAAATGGATCTGGAGATCTAAAAATACAAGCAACTAATTTATTATTAGAATCTGCTAATGGTGAAACATATGTTGATTGTAATTTTAACGGTAGTGTTGATTTATATTATAACAATAGTAAAAAGTTTGAAACTACAAATACAGGAGTTAGTACTACAGGTGATAGTACAATAACAGGTGACGTGGGTATTGGTACCACTAGTCCAAGTGCTAAATTACACGTTAATGGTCAAAATGGACTTATAGTAGGTGATGGAAATGAAACAGGATTAAGTATAAATAACGGTACATATATATACAAAATAGGTGATATAGATGGAGGTGAAAATCAATCATTTATAGAAATTGATTCAGCTAGTCAAAAAACTATTTTTAATAATACTAATGTAGGTATAGGAACTACCTCACCAAGTAGTTTAATAGAAATGTCAGCAACTTTAGATAATACAGATTCTAAACTATTAAGATTAACAAGATCAAATCAAGGTAGTTCTCCTGCTAAAGCTGTAGGTTTTTATAGTAATAGTGGTGAAAGAGGATCTATAACTGTTAGTAATTTTGCAACTGCATACAACACTTCTTCAGATTATAGGTTAAAAGAAAATGTAGTAAATATTACTAATGGAATAAATAAAGTAAAACAATTAGAACCTAAAAGATTTAACTTTATAGGTAGTACTCAAGTTGTTGATGGTTTTTTAGCACATGAAACTCAAACTGTTGTTCCAGAAGCTGTAGAAGGAGAAAAAGATGCTGTTGATTCAAATGGTAATGCAGTTTATCAAGGCATTGATCAAGCAAAGCTAGTTCCTATATTAACTGCAGCTTTAAAAGAAGCAATAACAAAAATAGAACAATTAGAAACAAGAATACAAACACTAGAAAACAATGGCTAATACATATGCTTGGACAATAAATAAACTTGACGTACGTCCAACACAAAACTCGCTTTCAAACGTTGTTTACAACGTGCACTATTCATATACAGCTACATCTGATCAAACAGACTCAAACAACAATGCTTATAAGTCTACAGTAATTGGTGTAGCAAAAATAGATGAACCAAATTCTGAAGATTTTACAGCTTTTGATGAATTAACGCAGTCAGACGTTGAAGCTTGGCTAATAGACAACTTAGATGTTAATCAACTTAAATCTAATCTCGATAACTTGATAACAGAAAAAATTACACCAACATCTGTAACAAAAGATGTGCCTTGGTAAAATAATTAATAAAAAATAAAAAAATGGCTAGAATAAGCACTTATAATATTGATAGCAGTATTGACGGTACTGAATTTATTTTAGGTACAGAAAAAGATGGTACTACTAAAAAAATACCTGTTAGTACTCTTCAGACGTATCTTGCAACAACAATATCGCCAACTACTGTTTTCTCAACTATAGACGTTAACGGTGGATCTATTGACGGTACTGCAATTGGCGCTAGTAGTGCTTCTACTGGTGCATTTACAAACATAACAGCTAGTGGAACTGCGGCTATAACAGGTAATACTACAGTAGGCGGTACATTGGGAGTAACAGGAGCAACATCACTAGTGAATTTAGCTGTAACAGGTACTGTTAGTTTTGATGGAGCTGAGGGTACAGCAGGACAATACTTAAAATCTGCTGGTAGTGGTAGCACGCCTGTTTGGGACACATTAAGTTTAAATGATTTATCAGATGTATTAGTTGAAGATAATTCTATATACGTAGGCAACGATCCTAGTTCAACAACAAGTACAGCTCAATTTAATATAGCGTTCGGAACAACAGCTTTAGACGCTATAACTACTGGTGATTCTAATATAGCTATTGGATATAATGCTCTTGGGGCCACAACGTCAGCAGGTCAATTAGTTGCAATTGGTTACGAAGCTGGTAAATCTATAACAACAACTACAGGTAAAACAACACTAGTAGGATATCACGCAGGTCAAAGCATTACAACAGGTTCTGAAAACTCTGCTTTTGGACACGATGCGTTAGAAACAAATACAACTGGTAATTACAATACAGCTATAGGTGCTAAAGCTCTTAAAATTCTTAATACTGACGGCAGTGATATTCCAGAATATAATACTGCTGTAGGCGCGGAAGCAGGTGGAAGTGCTACAGATGGAGATAAAGGTACTTATATAGGAGCAAACGCCGGTAAAGATGTAACTTCAGCTAGTAATAATACTTTTGTTGGAGCTTTAGCAGGTGTAGCTACTACTACAGGGGCTGATAACGTAGCTGTTGGTGCTGAAGCATTAGACACAAATACAACAGGTAGAAGATCTGTAGCAGTAGGTTATCAAGCTTTATATACTCAAAACGGTACTGCTAACGCTTATAATACTGGTGTAGGTTACAAGTCGGGATTTGCAGTAACAACAGCATCATTAAATTCATTTTTTGGATATAGCTCAGGTAGCAATACAACTACTGGTTCACAAAACGTAGGAATAGGAGCAGATTCTATGGGATCAAACGAAACAGGATCTGACAATGTTTCTTTAGGTTATTTAAGTTTAAACGCTAGTATAGATGGAAGTAAAGCTGTTGCAATTGGTACTTTAGCTTTACAAAACCAAGAGCCAAGTGGAGCTACTGATACTTACAACGTAGGTGTTGGTTATAACTCTGGTAATGATATTACAACAGGTGTACAAAACACAGTTATTGGAGCTTTATCTGGAGATGCCGTAACAACAGGATCTGGAAATACAGCTATAGGATATAATACATCTTTTTCTGCAGTTGGTGCAGCTAATCAAACAGTAATAGGTAATGGTGCTGCTGGTCACGGTGATAATAAAATTACTTTAGGTAATGGATCTGTAACAGCTATTGAGCCAGGTGCTGATAACAGTGTTACTTTAGGATCTGGTACTTACACTTTTAGCAATGTTTATACTCAAGGCATAAGCTCTGGTCAAGACTCACAAGACATTAGATTTAGACAGTTTGATGGTAACGACTGCGCTAGAGTTTTTGATGGAGGAGCTACTTTGTCTGATACAGACATGACAGCTGTTGGTTATGGTTTTGGTTATAAAAAACCAGTACTATCAGTTACTGCTGACGCTGGAGATAAAACAGTTGATTTAACAGCTAACGAATCTGGTGCTATTATACAATGTGATGCAGATACTAATAATATTGTATTTAACTTACCTGTTATTGATAGCGCAAATAAAGCTGGTATTACTTACACTTTCGTGTGTACTAAAGCTGTTAACGCTAGTAAAACTATAACAATAAATACTAGCGGAACTGACGGAAATGATAAGTTTTTTATGTATGGATTTAACGGCGCTACTTCTATAACAGATACTGTTGGAGACACTTTAACTATACCAAACAGTGCGTCTTTAGGTACTGTTGTAAGAATAACTTGTTTAGGATCAGGAGATTCTAACGCAGCCGAAGTTTGGCTCGCTGAAGTATTTGGTGCTAGTGCAGTAACTAACACATAATAATATGGCTTTTAAAATGAAAACTATACCAGAGTTGCTTGGCTTTAATGCTGAGCACTCTGAGCAAAAATCTATAGTTTTTGAAAGCAAAATGCCTAAAAATGTCTGGGGTATGGTAGACATGAACGGTGTTATAAACATTAATAAAAATCTTAGCGCTCGTCAAAAAGCAAAAGCTGTAATGCACGAGAGACTACATCTTCAACAAATACGTGATGGTGTATTAAAATTTGATACAAACAAATATCAATATAAACCTAAAGGTAGTAATAAAATAATAACAATACCTATGAAACATATTGATACTAGAAGAAGAGATCTTCCTTGGGAAGCAACAGTTGAGAAAAAAATAAAACAAATATATAAACACAAAAAATAAATATTATGCCTGGATACGGACAAAAACCTAAATCAGCAGGGTTAAAAGCTTTAGCAGATAAAAACCCTGAATTACAATACGTAGGAAAAGCTAAAATGATGGATATAAGAGCTAAAATGGCTATGCCAAAAATGGTAGATGATAAAAACTTCCCAAAAATGGCTCAAGAAATGGCTGGGGCTTTAGTACCTAAAATGGATCATGCTAAAATGTACAAGCCAACAAAATATCATGATGGACCTAAAATGGTTAGTGATGATGAAAAGAAAAAACAAAAGCTAAATAAATATCAAGAAGCTTATAAAAATAAAACAGACATGCAGCCTAATCCTTTTAAAGGTAAAACTAAATATGGCGGTGTTAATTTAGATAAAAGAGCTAGAGAAAATGATGAAATACCTGCAATAGTTATTCAAAATATTAGAAGGCAAGCAGGAAAATAAAAACGCTGCAAATATATTATATTAATTATGGCTGCAAAACGACCAACTTGGAAAGACTCTAAATATGCTGATGCTAAAGGTAAGTTTAAAAAACTATCACCATCAAGTCTTGCTACTTGGCTTATAAAGTCTAGACGCAAAAACAAAAAAGCTATTATAGGTAGTCTAAACCAACAAATCGTTTTTAATAGAAAAAAAAGACCTAGTTATGCTAAAAAAATGGTAACTACTAGAAATATAGTTAACAAAAGACTAGGCTCTAAAACTAAATGAAAAAACCAGGTAAAACATATAGAGGTGTTTTAAAAGCTAGAATAAGTAAGTTATACGGTGGAGATGTAACTATAGCTAAAGCTAGAAAGCTTAAAGCTAGAAAAAACGCTACTGCTAGAGACAAACAATTAGCTAACTGGTTTATTAATATGCAAACGAGTAAAAAGAAATAATATGAAAGTAAAAGCACCTAAAGGTTATCACTGGATGAAGTCTGGAAAAGGTATGCCTAAATTAATGAAAAACCCAGCAGGTGGATATAAGCCGCATAAAGGAGCTAGTCAATCTTTTAATTTTCCAATGCAAAAAGTGCATAAAAAATAATGCCTGCTAAAAGAAAATCAGATCCTAAAAAAGGTACTGGTAAAAAACCAAAAGGCAGTGGAAGACGTTTATATACTGATGAAAACCCAAAAGATACAGTAAGTATTAAGTTTAAAACCCCTGCAGACGCTAGAGCTACTGTAGCTAAAGTAAAAAGAATTAAAAAACCATTTGCTAGAAAAATACAGATATTAACTGTATTAGAACAAAGAGCTAGAGTTGCTGGTAAAAAACAACAAGCAGCTATAGCTAAAAGAGGTAAAGAGGCTATAAGAAAAAAACATAAAGCCAAAAAATAAACCCGGCACGGGAAGTGCAAACCAAATAATAACAATTAAACCAAAAACTATGACGTTTTATTATTCGACTAATACGTGGACTAGTCAACCACAAATTTCCGATGAAACCAAAAAACTATGGGAGCATGTATCTGAAAAAGCCAATTGGCGTATAGTACAGTTGCCTAATGGATTTTATCAAACCGAGTACCAAGACCCTAACAAAGAGACTTGGATCGACGTTACTCGTCGAGAAACTATTGAAGGTGCTGAGCAAGCAATCGACAGCTCAGTTGAGCACTATACAAAAAAGCTTGACTATTTAAAAGGACCTAAAGTAGTTAAAACATTTAAGTAGTATTTTTTAATCAAATTTAATTTAATATAATGCAAAACTCACAAAAAATAGTGAAGCACTTAAACTTTGGTAGTGATGCTCAAGAAAAAGTGTTCAATGGTATTACAAAATTAACACAAGCCGTTAGCTCTACATTAGGAGCTAGCGGTAAGTGTGTTATATTAGAAGACTTTATGGGTCGACCGTTAATTACAAAAGACGGTGTAACTGTAGCTAATTCAGTTAATCTACATGATGCTGTAGAAGATATTGGTGCTACATTAATAAAAGAAGCTGCTAGAAAAACCGTAACCGAAGCTGGAGACGGTACTACAACAGCTACAGTTTTAGCTCATGCGTTTATAGACAAAGCTAAAGACCATAAAGAATCTTTACGTAACATAAAAGAAGATATACAAAAATGTTACGATAAAACTATAAAGTATTTAAATAAAGTATCAATACCTGTTGAAGGTGATATGATTGACCAAGTTGCTTGCATATCGTCAAATAACGATAAAAACCTTGGCTACATAATTGGTGATGCTTTTAAAAAGGTTGGTAAAAACGGTGTAGTGCTTATGGACACTGATACTAAATCTGAAGAAACTAGCGTACAACTTGTTTCAGGCTCTCAGATAAATCAAGGTTTTGCAAACCCAAACTTTGTAACAGACGTAACAAAACAAAATGTTACTCTTGAAAAACCTTTAGTATTATTAGTTTCTTCTAAAATAACAACTGTAAGAAAAATACAAACAGTATTAGAATATGCTGTTGAAAATAACAGAAGCATTTTAATTATAGGTGAATTAGATAAACAACCTATGAGCGCTTTAGTTATGAATAAAATAAAAGGTAACATAAAAGCAAACGTTGTTGCGCCTCCAGGGTTTAGTTTCTGGAAAAAAGATTTTTTAGATGATATTGCTGCTGTTACTGGAGCTGTTCATATTAATGAAGAATACGGCGATGATGTAGATCTTATAACACCAGACATGTTAGGTGAATGTGATAGCGCTGTTTCAGACAGTAAATCAACAGTTTTAAAAATATCTAATATTTCTGAAGTTGCTAAAGAAAGAATTAAATCAATTGAAGATCAAATTAATACAAACGCACCTGGTTTAAAAACTGAAAAACTACAAGAACGTTTAGGCGTTTTATCTGGTAATGTAGCAGTTATAACTGTAGGTGCTAACTCTGATGTTGAATTAAAAGAAAAGAAAGATAGAGTTGATGACGCGATACACGCAACAAAAGCTGCAATAAAAGAAGGTATAGTTCCAGGAGGAGGTGTAGCTTTATTAAATGCAGCTAATAGTTTAAGCTGTAAAACTGAAGGTGAAAAAATATTTATAGAAGCTATAAAAGCACCTTATAAAACAATACTAAACAACGCTAGTATAAGCTTTGAAGAGCTTAACAAAAAAGGTTGGGGTATAAATGTAGTGACTGGCAAACCATCTAATATGGTTAAATCTGGTATTATAGATCCAGTGCTAGTAACTAAAACAGCTTTAAAAAACGCTGTATCTGTAGCAACTACAATATTATCTACTGATTGTGTAATTAGTAACATGAGAGAGTTATGAAAGCAGTAGGTATATTTTTAGTTGTAGAAGAAATAAAAGAAAAACCTACTAAAACAAAAGGTGGGTTACTTTTAACAGATAAAATAAAAGAAGATGTTAGATATCGTAAAGGTATTATTAAGTCAGCTGGAAATTTAGTTGAAGGTGTAAAAGACGGTGATACTGTTTATTATGATAAAAATGCTGGTTTTGGTGTAGAAGTTGAAGACAAGTTTTATCTTGTTATTAGACAACCAGATGTTGTTATTGTATTATGAGACAATTAGAAGCTAAAGACGTAAGAGAAATAGGTCTTTTTAAACACTATAGAATAATAAGAAAGTGGGCTTGTAAAACAAATAAATTAAACGATGCTGATCTTGAACTTTTAATATATTTTGATTGTATGGATTTATTTACACGTCAAGATTTTTTAAATGGTACTTATACGTATTCTTGGGATAAAAGAAGATGGCAAAGGTTAGTAAGAGAAGGTTGGATAATTGTTTGGAGACATAAAAATAATACAACACAAAAATATAGCTTATACAAAACATCTGTTAAGTGTAAACTTTTAATAAATAGAATATATAAAATATTATTAGGCGAAGAAGACTTGCCTATAAGTATACGAAGAAATCCTATAATGAAAGGTCAAACGTATACAGATAAAGTAATGAAAAAAGCTATTAAACTAATTAATAAAGATAAAACTAGATAAAAAAAACAAAAAATGGCATACGGAGATATTGTTGATGTTCAAAAAAAACATCACGCAACTTACAGAGAAAAAAACGGCGTTACAACTGTTTGTAGAGCAGCAGTGCTAAAAAACGGGCACGTTGATCGTTTAGATAATGAAAAAAACTTATCTCAATTAACAAATGTAACAGCTTACGATAATGCTGGACTTTATATTGGGACTACTGGAAATGTATGTGTATTGCTTTCGGAACAAAGTGATATTATAGTTTCAGGCACAAATACTAGTGGAAGTACTACATTAATAGATAATACTAAAAGTTTTATTACAACTAACAATAGAACTGATTTTATACAAAGACTAGATGTTGTTTTAAATACAACTGCAAACACTGCGTTTTTTGTTAAAGCTGTTTTAGCTCCAACAAGCATACAGTGTATGGACGCTAGCTTTGCTACACAAACAGGTGCTTTTTCGTCAACTAGTCAAAACTATGAAGTATATAGAGCTACTTTGTTTGAAAACGTACCTGCTGGTACATTTTTACCTTTTTCTGTAGACAGAGTTTTTGATTTTGCTACTACAGCTGATGAAATTGTAGCAGTATACTAAATAATTATGGGTAAGCTAATGAAAAGCAAAATGGCTTGCAATAAGCCTAGAAGAACACCAAAGCATAGAACAAAATCTCATGTTGTTAAAGCTTGCTCTGGAGGTGTAGAAAAAATTATAAGATTTGGTCAACAAGGCGTAACAACAGCAGGTAAACCTAAAAAAGGTGAATCAGCTAAACAAAAAGCAAGACGTAAAAGCTTTAAAGCTAGACATAGAAAAAATATAGCTAAAGGTAAAATGAGCGCAGCTTATTGGGCTAATAAAGTTAAATGGTAATGAGTGATAAAAAGAAAAAATTTAAAGATACGACGGTAGGTAAATTATTGTTAGGTGCTGCGGGTGTAATAAACCCAGCGCTTGGCCAAGTTTTACAAGGTGTTGTAAGTCCTAAAGAGGCTATAGCAGAAATAACTAAAGCAGATGTAAGTACTGAAGACAAAATTAAATTACAGCAATTAATATACGAGCAACAAAATAAAGAAATAGAAGCTATAACAACGCGTTGGCAAGCAGATAGTATGTCTGACTCGTGGCTTTCTAAAAACGTACGTCCATTAGTTTTAGTATGGTGTATATGTATATTTTCTTTAGCAGGTATATTAGATTCAGTTGATACTATACCTTTTAACATAGGTGTTACGTGGAACGATACTTTTGAAAAAGTAATGATGGCTGTAGTTTTAGCTTATTTTGGCGGACGAACTACAGAAAAAGCTACAAGTATGTTTAAGAGTAAATAAATTGTATTATAAGTAATTAGTATATAGTAAATTAAATAATAATTAAATCAAATTAAAATGAGTAAAAAAATTGAAAAAAAAGAGCTTGATCAGTTAAAATCGCAAGAAACTGAAAAAGCAAAGTTGTTAAATCAAATTGGTTTTGCTGAAGCACAAAAACATGAACTGCTTCATGCCTTCGCACAAATAGCATCTGATTCAAGAAAGTTTGCTACAGAATTAGAAGAAAAATACGGTAAGATAAATGTTAGCCTAGAAGACGGATCTTACGAAATAGCTGAAGAAGATGGCAAAGCTAATTAGAAAAATAAGTATAGGTACAGATTATAAAAATGAAGCAATGCATTATTCCGTAGGCCAACAAGTCTACGGAGGTCATTGCATATCTGATATACTTCACGATCAAAAAGATGGATCGTACAACATATATATAAAAAAAAATAATGAAGTCATACCTTGGAAAAAGTTCAACTCCAACATGGCTATATCAATAGAATATAATTTAGAGTATTAATGCAGAGTTTATATAACTTTATTATACAGCCTAAAAACGGTAGGTATGTAAATAAAGTAAACGTCAGTGGTAAAGAGCTTATAGTTAATACTACTATGGACGATCATAAATTTGTTAATCGTGTAGGTGTAGTAAAATCTATACCTTTAGTTGGAGAAACTGATATTAAAGTTGGAGATGAAGTTATAGTTCATCATAACGTGTTTAGAAGGTTTTACAACGTAAGAGGTATTGAAAAAAACAGTAGCTCATATTTTAAAGAAGATCTTTATTTTTGTTATCACGATCAAGTGTTTTTATATAAAAGAAAAAACTGCTGGAAATCACCTATGGATTATTGTTTTATACAACCAATAGCTGAAACTCAAAAAGCTTTTTCTAGTGGATTAAAAGAAAAAACTCACGTTGGTATATTAAAATACGGTAATAGTTCGCTAGAAGCTTTTAAAATAAACGAAGGTGATATAGTTGGGTTTAGTCCTAATAGTGAATACGAGTTTGTTATTGATGAGTGCAGATTATATCGTATGAAAACAAAAGACATTACAATTAAATATGAATACAAAGGAGACGAAGTTGAATATAATCCAAGCTGGACAAAAGGCTGTGGAAGAACTTATTAAGGTTGCTAAAGAACCTATAGTTGATTCAGATGACGATATATCTGCTGATAGATTAAAAAACGCTGCAGCTACAAAAAAGCTAGCTATATTTGATGCGTTTGAAATACTTACTAGAATACAGCAAGAAGAAGAGATGTTAAATGAAAAACCAAAAGAAGTTAAACAAGAAAGAACTTTTAAAGGTTTTGCTGAAGGTAGATCAAAATGAGTTACGAGCAAACTCTTGTAAAAACATTAAATGATCACATAAAACCTAAAACATTAAACAAAAACAATAGGTATAAAAAATGGGATTATGGATATAATGAAGACTATGACATGGTTGTTATATCTAAAACAGGTGAAATAAGTGAAGTAATTGAAATACAAAATCTTAAAATAGCTTTACCAAAACCTGTTAATGTTAAAAAGTTTAAAACAAATACTTGGGAGTATACTGAATATCCAAAAGTATTAAGCAGAATAAAATCTGTTTTTGACTGGGAACAATACCCAAATGAATTTAAAGAAAAATGGTATGATTACATCGATAATGAGTTTACCTATAGAGAGGAAGGTTTTTGGTTTTATAACAAAGATATTCCTACTTACGTTACTGGTACTCATTACATGTACTTGCAGTGGAGTAAAATCGACGTGGGAGCACCAGACTTCCGTGAATCAAACAGATTATTTTACATATTCTGGGAAGCTTGTAAGGCCGATTACAGATCCTATGGTATGTGCTACCTTAAGAACAGGCGTTCTGGGTTTTCATTTATGGCCTCGGGAGA